GTCACAATCTGACCACCGCTATCACGCACCCAAACATAAGTACGCATTTGATACGTCACCCTAAAAATAGGGTCAGCATCCACAGCGTAATCAGTCCGCTCAATATTGCCGGTGCTAATCGCCAACGTAATTAACGTCGGCCAAGCATCCAAAGCAAACGGTTCATACGACAAATACTTGCGTGGCTCAGGAAGCTGAGAAGAACTTAACCCCCAATGATTCCGATACGTAAGCAACCTACCCGGAATGTCATTAACGAGATAATTCGACACATATGATTTTGCTAATCTAGGTCCTGACATCATCTTAGATCGTCACCTTTGCCGCAGCAGCCGCCGCATCAATACCCTTTTGCCCATCCATAATGTATCGACCAACCATAAATGCAGTTCTGTCAGAAAACGTTCTCGGAACAAAAAGTGGTCTACGTTCAGGCATCTTGCGAGTTCCCGTAAAGTGATAGTCAGCGTAAGGAATTGACGTACCAAACTGTGCTTTTGAAGCACCAATATCACGAACAACACCACGCCCTGAATTAATCGCAGTTAAAGACCGACGCAAAGAGCCATCAGCAACAAGAATACCGTTTGCCCCGTAGTTCTCTAACTTCCACGAAGCATACTCTTCGTTAAGGCGCTCCCACCGCCCGCCAGCAGCCGCACCCTCCGTCGCAAACAACTGCTCGTGGGCATTAGCAAGCTCTTGCATCGCCCAACGAAACACAGGCTTAAAGTTATTTGACCTGCGAACCATCGCACCGAATCGACGCTTTAGAGGCCCAGTATGAACTTTCTTGACACGTACCTGAGCAGCCATGTTAGGCCACCCTAACTCTACGGTACTTCTTAATGCTCATAAGCTCACGCTCAGAAAACCCAGTCTCCAAAGGTGCAACGTTTCTTGTCGTCAAATCCTTCAAACCAACCACATCGTCATGCATATTCTGCATCTCACGGGCAGCAGCTCTCAGCAACAGCAACTTAAAAACTTTGATATTAGATCCATCTAGGCCAGCCGTGTATGTTACAGTAACACGGTCATTAGCAAAAGCATTAAACAACTCAATACCATAATCACGAGTTATGTAATCTCTCTCAGCCACCTGATCAGTCGCTGTAGCAGACGCAGAAGCAGGAGTAATTGAAACAGACGACACAGACACAACAGGACTATTATCCAAATACAACGTGTACATCGGAGTATAGATGATACCCGGCGATGTAAGCGTCGTAGAAGGATCAGTAGTATAGTTGTAATAGTACTGCTGATTCACTACCCCACGCCCTACATCAGGGATGCGGTAGGTTTCAGTAAAAGACTGCTGCTCAATAGGTCTGCGCAGGTATGCTTCTAACTCTGCTTGTAGGCCGTCAATGACAATCTCAGCAGCGTCTTCTTGCACATTACTGAGCGTAATGTCCATATATGTTGTAATATCAGAAACTGTAATAAGAGCCATTCACGACCTGCCAAAAATAATACAAAGCTAAATAGCTAAGTGACGACTAAAAATCCGCTTAACCGGCCTGCGGTCTATTGTTGGGATTAGGGGGCAACAGACCATCACGTCGGCCTGCATCAATAGCGTCTAGAACTCGCTCAATAAGTCCTCTAGGTCTAGGCGTTTCAGTGTCTGGCTTATCAGTTGTCGGGGGCATATGCTTTCTCCTCCATCGGAACGTACATTACTAGTATAATACCGCACCTAAGCCCTACCCCACGATTACTTCTGCCAGTCCTCCCCCATAGGGTAAAAGAAACTACCATCGTCTAGCATCATGCCAATCACAGAATAACCAACAAGGTCTAAGTACGTATCATGCAACGATTCGTTCTCAACAGTCAGGCCATTCCCAATCAAGTTCTCTAAACGAGCAACCTTGTCATGCATGCGCAGCAAAACCCCTGACGAGCCAAACCTTGCAATGTTATTCGGACCATAGTCATTCTGTTTCGAGCACAAAGTCCGCCACATATCCTCAGGCTCATCCGCCAAACCACTATCGGCAAGAAGAGCATACTTTGCCGTAATAACCCACTCATGCTTTTCAGGGCTTTCGTTTGTACCAAAGTAAGTGTCAATCAACCCATCTAAATGGCTGCGCAAGTTTGCAAGAATATGCTCTAATGAATCTTCACCCTGGAAAACCGTGGCTGCATGAAAAAGCCACACATCTTTGAGTCGCTCTTTGGCAGCAGCATCCCAAGTAGCTACGTCAGAAACCACAGACATTAGCCATCTCCCTTAGTAATGTTATTTGCAACCTGAGTCTTAAAACCAAACCAGATAAACCAGATAGCAAAAATAGCCGCCCCGTGACGATACCCGATACCGGGACGCAAAACATCTAGGTTGGGCCACGCACTGTTTACGACCATATTTAGCAGCATGAGAGCCATACCGCCAAAAGCACTAACCGCTGCTACTGAAATTAAAGCAGAGATCAAGATACCCAGGGTGACCTTAGGTTTTGGCTGACTGTTTTCAGTCATCTGATTTAGTACTCGTTCCCATTCTTCTGAATTACGCATTTGTGTTCTCCTTAATTATTTGATGAATTCTTTGGCGTGATAAACCATACTCTCGGGCTAACGTAGACAACGGCACACCGCCCGACATGTGCTTGGATATGATTTCGTTATTGCGCACTAATACAACATCTCTAGATTTTGGTCCCGGTCGCACCGGCCCCCACTCCCATGAAGGAATAGACTCTAGCAGGGCAACCCGTTGGGCTGGCAATGCGTTTTGTCGATACCGTGTCCGCATATAACTTACCCAGTTACCTAAATTAAGTTCTTCCCCGGAGTCTAAAAACTCAACGTGGCCACTCGGAACTAGTGCATCTCCAAAACGATCATTGTATTGAAGTAAGGCTTCATAGTGCCTTCGCCATCTCATATCATGATTCATAGAACTATATTAGTGAATAGCGACTACCATGTCAAGGGGAAACTTTGAAATGCTCAATCTCTTTTGCTAAACGCCGAATACCTTTAACAGTAGCTACGGTCCCCACATGCTCGGACCAAGACACGATATCAATCCCAAACTCAAACTCTAACGCATCCCAACAATAAATAAACCTGCGGCGATTCACCGCAGGCACAATCTCCAACAAATGAGCAAAGTCATCCACATGCGGATAAGCAGTCGCCCCACACAGCATAGCTATCGCATAAGACAAAGAAACGGCCCCATCAGCATCGACAGGAACCGTTTGAGAAACTCCAGCAACTTCCACCATATCAGCAAGATACATTAAATCCACATGTAGCTTATGCTCGTGCAGTTCTTGAAGCGAAGTCATAACAATATTCTAAACCAAGAACGGGGTCCGGTGCAATGACCGAACCCCGCTCAGATACTTGATCGCACATCGGTTACCGGCGTCTTAACCGATATCCACAATCAACCTCCTTGGGGTTAGTCATTCTTGCCGGTACAAGAAATAATCTATATCCCCAAGTTGCACAACAGTGCAAGTTTACTGACTATAATAAAAAATCAGCCAACAAACGTGTCACCGGGAGTCCAAGAACACCCAGTGAGGCCACCCGCACGAATAGCGTTCAGAGTACGAATAGTCTCATCTACGTTACGGCCAGTGTCCACATCGTTTACAGTAATTGACCTGATAACATTCATAGGGTCAACAATAAACGTGGCACGCAAAGCGACACCTTCTGAGTCATCAACCACACCCAAGTACTCAGCCAAATACAGACCTGTATCAGCCACAAGAGTATGCCTGATGTCTCTAATCAGGTCGTTGGACTTCTTCCAATTCAACTTGCAGAACTCGTTGTCGCCACTGAAACCAACAACAACCGCATCCTCATCAAGAACACGATCCATTTCCTTAATCTCAGTAGGACAGATAAACGTAAAGTCCTTAGGGTAGAAGTAGAATACCTTCCAACGACCATCAAAGTCGTCTAGGCTTACATTAGTAAATTCGTTTGACGCCGTAACACCGACTGCGCCAAAGGGGGGAAACTGTTCATTTAATCCAATCATGAACATAGTATACCCGCCCCTTTGGCGGAAGTCAAATTATCGGATAGGGCAAGCTCCGGTGGCGCACTCCGCATCGAACTCGTCGTCCGACATGATAGTTGAGCCAGTAAGCTTTTCTCCAAGAGGTGAAGTAGTCTGAAGCACGGTTTCGTACTCGTCCTTCGTCAACTCGCCCATAGGAGCCTGATCAAACCCGTGCTCGCTGTGCAGCAAGAACGAAACGGACTTCATCTCGCTCCAATGCTCAGCAAGGTACTCACGAATATCGTCAAGCTCTTCGCTCTTGTAGTAGACAGTCACCGAAATGGCGTTGTCAGCCCACACCTTCTGCAAGCGGCGCACAAGGTCCATCTGCTCAATAGCAGTCATGTCCTCAGCCAACACAGTGCCCTCAGGGAACGCACAAGGGAACTCTACAACCACTGTCCGATGATCTTCTGAACCATCAAAGTTACGCAGAGGCTCTACATAGAACCCCTTTGACCGGCAGTAGTTTACCAGCACATCCGTGGCAGACATTCGCATACGCTTAACGAAGTACTGACTAAAGCCAGGGTGAACACCAGGGGTCACGCCGGGAAGAAGGCTAAGTGTACCAGAAGGCTTGATCGTGGTAAGACGAACAGACTCAGGCCAGCCACGCACCTCTGACCAAGCAGCATCCAACTCACGCAGTTCAGTGTAAGTCTCATCTAGCCAATCAATCTTGTCAAGAGCCTGAGCAACACCAGTAATACCAAGACCCAAACGCATATTCTGAGAAGTGATCTTATCAGACGCAGGATCAAGGTACGACAAAGCGGCAGTAGCCTTCTGGACCTTGTACAGCAACTTGGCAACATCCTTAAGCTGCTCAGGTGAATCAATCATGGGAAGGAAAATCTCAGACAGATTGCACGACTCACGGTTAGCCAGAGGGATTTCAGCGCAAGGATTCACACCAACAATTGAAGGATCAGGCCGCTCTTCACCCATACGGCCAAACTGACGTGAAGCTTCTAGGTTAAAGAACCCGTAAGGTTCGCCATTGCCCTTGTAACCTTCCCAAATCAAATCAGGCATGTCCTTCATTTCTTCAGGCGAAACAAAAACAGTATTGTTCGACATGGCACGCTCAATAGGAATATCGCCAAGGTCCCAACGCTTCGCCATCAGGTAATCTTCATCGTCAAGACGGCCAACAGCAATTTCAGCGCTGCGGCGAACATTACCGGCAACAACAATAGAACCAATGATGTTCATGCAGTCAAGAACCTCAACGGAAGTAAGCGTGCGGCCAACAGCACCGTCTAGCACCTTGCAAATCTTTTCAACACCAGAGATAAGAATGTCAGGCCCTGAAGCAGTTCCACCAAACGTCTTAATAGGAACACCAGCAGGACGAATCAAATGAGTTGCATACGTCATCCAGCGAGGGTTATCATCATCGCCAAGATAGCACTCAAACACCTTACGGATCAGTTCAGCCCAACCCTCACGAGTATCAGGAACAATGAAATCAGAATCATCAGCATCCTGATGAGACACCCACGCACTACGGACAACACCAAGACGCTCAGGCTTATCGCATGAGAATCCTACACCGCCGCCAAGCATAAGACGCTCAACAGACCACGAAAAATCAGAAGGCTTCTGAACGTCAACAAACCAACAGTTCACAAGTGAGTCACCACCCAAACGCTGATTGTTAGGAGTACCTAACTGCCAAAGCATTCGACCAGCAACAGAACCCTTCAAGTTAAACAAGTAATCATACAGACGCTCAGCCTCATCCTGTGTCAACTGGGCACCAATGTTCTGCGCACCGTTAACAACACGCTGAATAGTCTCATGCCATTCCTCAGTGCGTTCAATAACGTCAGTGTTGCCTTCAAAAATAGGTCGGGCATAAGTACGCTTATACGTTACATACCCTAGACCGTTGAAACCCCAAGGGGGCATCTTGTCTGCGTATTCGTTAGCGTGGTCGTCTGAAATGAAAAAAGGGTTCACCTTATGTCCTCCTATGGCTGTGAACGTGTGTATAAAAATAATGGTTTTACTATTGTAGCCACCCACAATGAACTACAATCGTCAAGTCATTGTGAGAGTTGCAAAAATCTTGCTAGATCATGCTACCATGAACGTGGCAGCATGTCAAACTGACAAGCTTGCTAGTTCTTTCGCTAACTCCACTCTGTTAGAGAAGAGCAAAAACAACCCAGCTGCCTGGGTATTTAAATGAACTGATGCTTCTCCTTGAGATGACTTCGGCATCTCCAGAGAAAGCAAATTGACAGCACACAACTTTCGGATATAATCCACAAAGTCAACTTTGCTGTCAACCCCTACATTTAGAGTTTCTATAGCAGAGTACAGTACAGACATTCTACTACATGTGGCACGCTGCGTCAATATACAACTAATGATTACAGCAGCAAATTCTTCCCAATACCCAAACAGCGACAAAGACGGAAGTACCGCTGACACCTGCATGATTGATCTGCTGCTTTGGCTTAAGCACACAGCCGCTTCTAAAGCATAGTCAGGCTCGTCATGCATCGCTAAGTACAGAACAGCATTGTCCAGCAACTCAATACCCGCCAGCACCTGCCGGTCATGAACCGAATCAATCAAACAAAACTCGCTCGCCAACGCCAACAAAATATCTGTCTGATCAAACGAGTACTTATCATTGTGGGCATTGACCACAGAGTGCATGACCAAAGTCAAATCAATTGTCTCGTCTAGAACAGCACCTTCTTCAGCAACCAAAAACTGAAGCATGTTGACTATGCCCGCAGAATAAAAATCATCAATAGACTCAAGCACCACTACTTCATCACGAGTCCACGTAGGTATAGGCAAATCTGAATCTTCTTCAAAGATAGGCATACCCTATTATAGCAAAAGCCCCCCGACCGAAGCCGGGGGGCCTTTGAACTAGTCGCTAAGTTTTAGCGACCTTTAAGTTGATCTCTAGGATCAGCTCGGAGCGGCGTCGAAGGTGACCTTGACGAACGCTTCGGGACGCTTGACAGCGAGGGCAAGACGCTCTTCAGCAAGCACCACGATGGCGTTGCGGACGAAGAAGTCTGAGTGCTGTTCCGAAATACGGATTGAAGCAGCCTCACGGTCGTACAGCTGAGCGCCAGTACCGAACGCACCGACAAGAGCGGTACCCTCAGCGATGGCCGGAGTGTCAATGACGGGGATACGCCAGACACGTGACTCAGCGCCACCAGCAACTGACATGGCAAGAAGGTACGTGCCCTGTGAGTTCTTGGTAAGCTCAATGTCTTCCCAATCTGACGGGTGGACGATGATGCCGGTCGGCTCGTAGTAGGCAAGGTATGCCAGAGTAGCCGCACGACGAAGAGCATCGGCCTTGGTGTCAGCAACAGGTGAAGTTGCACCTGCAGACCATGAGTAGGTCTGGATGTCAGTGGTGTTGAGAATACCAGTAAGGTCCTCACCAGTGCCAGCACCGGAAAGAATCTGGGCATCTTCGGTCAGACGAAGACCGTAAAGAAGCTCGTTGTCGATGATTGAACGCAGCTGCGGCTCATCGGCAAGAACGTTACGGTGAGCGGCTTCCCAGTGAGCAATCGTCCGCACCGGAGCCTGCTCGCCAACGAAGGTCATCGTTGACTGAGGCTTGGCACCGAAGTTGCCTGACGAGTACTCAGGAACAACTGAAGCGTTGTTCGTGAAGCCGGTCTGACGGAAGTACTCAACAACCGCTGAGTTGGTGGTACGTGCCGGGAAAAGGTCACGCACACGGCTACGACGCTGAGCAATCGGGACGATACCGTCACGCTCAATAGCGCCGAAAGCGTCAGGAGTACCAGTAGGAAGACCTGAGTAAAGGTCCTTCTGCTGAAGTGACTTGGCCATGAACGGGGAGGTCATGTTTACGCCAGCCTTGCCACCCTGAAGTGACTTGAACTCCTCTGAGTTAAGGAACGCATCACCGACTGAACGGTGACGAGCAACCTCTGACTCAACGCCAGCAGCAACCTCAGCAGCAACTGACTTGTACTCGGCCTCTGAAGACCAAGCGGACACGTCACGAAGAGTGCTCATGTCCTCAATAAGACCCTTGATCTCACGAATCTGGGTCATGTTATTCTGGAATGCTGACTTCTTCTCGTCATCAGCGATGAGGGTTGTGCCCTCAAATTGCATCGAATCAGCGATCTGCTTCTGCTCATCCATCTTTTCGGTAAGAGCAGACTTCAGCTCGTTGAGTCGGCTTTCATCAAAACTCATGTTTAGTCTCCTTAAGGTTTGAGTTTAACATGTTTACTTTAATGACAGGCGACCCAACAATCTGGTGACACCAGTCAAGTATTATGCTATCACCTACGTAAAGGGGTTCACGGGAACTTTCCCAAGATTCTCTTGCAGCAGGCAACAGTACTATTCTAATGTATAGCGCAAACCTTAATCCAGCGATGCTACTTGCGAGTAGACCGTGGATGACCCTTAGGAAGCAAGTCGTTATCGGTTGTATACTTCGGATTTGATGGTTTTCCGCTAGACGTTAACTTAAGGAACGCATTGACACGGCCCATAGCCCACTGCTGCCGACCCATCTTCGGACGATGCGTCTGCGAAAACGCCCCAGCGCCTCTACGCCACACAGCTTTCAACATACCCAGCGTGACTTTACGGCTATCTTTATTACGTTTTGTCATCTTCTCGTTGTGAGTCTTAACCTTTTCTTTCAAAGACTTTTCAACCGCAGCCGAAAGTTTAATCCCGCCACGAGTGTTCGCAGCAGTCCCTGGCTTGTTTCGACGTGAACCGCTAATACGTTCAGAAGGTTTAGCAGGAGTCTTAGGATCATTCGGCCCGTACTTTCTAGCAGCCTTCTCACGAACTTTCCAATTATCTGGAATTAACTCAGTCCTACCCAAAGCACGGGCACGCTTCATAATGTGACGCTTAGCAGCCTCTCTATCCTTGCCTAAACCGTAAGCCTGGATAGCGTTCCGCAAATCACCAACATCTCTAATCGGGTACGACCCGTCAGGAAGCGCCCAACCCCGCTTAGCGTACTCTTCACGACGCTTCTGCGTATAGAACCGCTTCTCCTCAATAGTATCAAACGTCGTTTTCTCGCCGCCCTCTACACGACGAACAATAGCCTTCGCCCAAGTGTAACCGGCATCGCCACCCCACAAAGCCCAAGCAATACGCCCATTAGACGGAAACCCTTTTTCGCCTGGACGGTACCCCTCAGCTTTTGAATCGCTTTGATGACGATCAAAATAAGCCTTAACCCGCTTCACAGTACGATACGGCAAATTCTTACCGTTCGCAATATCACGAGCACGAGCAACACCAACCATAGTGCCGCCACGACCAAACTCTTTACGCCACTCCAAACCCTTCTTGGCCTCCGACACCATACCAGCAGTCGGCTTAAAAGAATCCGAAACGCCTGCTTTGCCGGAAACAAGCCCGCCGCCAGGAAGAGTTTCAATACCACGTGGGCCACGCTCACGCAGATTCTCCCACCTGCGCTCATTGGTTACAGTTCTACGGGCAGGACGTTGAGCACGAATAACTCTCGCAGACCCATTGCCGCCGTTACCGTGGGCAGCATTATGCTCTTCAGGTGTAGCACAAGGTGCCCACTTGCCTTGAGCAGTTTGATGCGCCCCAAAACAACCTAACTTGACAGCGGCCTGCTCTGCTTCAGCCCGAGAAGAAAACACGCTCTTTCCTTTAGCGGCTTTCAACCGCAGCATTTCTTTACTGCCAGTTTTCTTTCCTTGTTGTTCTTTCCATTCACGAAAAGCAGGATTACCTAGCTTAATAAGCTGCTGCAAATCTTCAGCGGACTCGCACGGACCCCAAGCGTCATCACCGACTTTGTGGGCACCAGTGCAGCCCAGAATGTCTGATAGGTTTTCCGCCATTTCTTTCGTAGGTACTGTCTGTCCTTCTAAAGGGTCCTTAGCCATCAGCATCATCCTCCGGCTCAATTGCCTCAAAAGTAACACCTATAGCATCAGGAGAAACAAACTTCGCTAATTTCAAAACTTCTTTAATCGAAGAGTTATCGTTAGTAATCTCAGCATCTTTCAACAACGTATACAACGCATGAATATCTTCTCTAACTTCTTCGTCTTCTCTGTCCTCTTCATCAATAGCCATAAACCCTGATTCACTACTAGCGTACAACACCTGCCACAACTCGTTAAGTTGCTTATAGTTCACTAGTTTCGGCATTCTAGCAGGAGCCGTGGAGATATAAGTTTTTAAGTCTTCTAAAGACATAGCTTCAAGCTCAGCAACATTATCATCATAATCAGCGTTAAACTGCTCAACTTTTTTGCGAGCATCTTCAAACTTAGCTGAATCTACTTCAATAGCATCTGGAAAACGTCGCTTAATTCTGGTGGGCGTATACATGTCAGTATCAGGCTCACGGGTAGCCCGAATACTCATCTCTAGTTCAAGTTCAGACGCCTCTTCTTCAAAGCCACGCTTAACAAAAAACTCTACAGAGTTAAGACTAGAAACGGTAAGAAGCATCGTAGCGTTTTTAGTTAAAACATAGTGTTTCATTGCAGTTCTCCAGTGGTTTGGTCATCAACCACGCTTATAACATTATAGTATGAAAAGCCTGATCTGGCCAGGTCTTCCATAGTGTTTAGTCTTTCGCCTTCAATTCTGTCTTTTAAATGCTCAATAACATTGGGGTTGCCTTGGTCGCCCAGAACTAACCCGTTACCAGTTTGAGTAACAGTAGCAACAAGCTGGGATTGTAGATTATAAATTTCAAATTTTTGCATATTACTAGTCTA